CAACTTCGTTCACGGCTTCGTCCAAGTCGTACATCGTCGGTCTTCAGGACGCGACGCTAAGCCTTAGCGGTCTGTATTCACAGGACGCTGGTGGCTCTGACGCTGTGCTGTCAGGAATCCTTGGAACTGCCACAACCCCGCTGGTGACTGTCGCCTTCGATACTGGAACCATTGGGAATCGTTGCGTCACAGGCCGTGTCCACGAAACGAACTATTCGATCAGCAACCCCGTGGCTGACGTGTCGTCGGTGACCGCTGACTTCAATGCCAGCACCGACGCAGTGTCGAACCAGACCTACGGACTTCACGGTGGTGTCATGCTGACCACGGGTGCGTCCATCGCCTTCGGTTCGCTTGGCGATCTTGCCAGCGTGGACAATGGTGCGTCGTCCAGCAGTGGGGCTATGGCCGTCCTTCACGTCACCGCAAACAACATCGCTGGCGGTACGACCACGATCAAGGTTCAGCACTCTACTGACGATCTGACCTTCGCAGACCTGATTACCTTCACCGCAGTCGGGGCTTCAAGCCTTACCAAGCAGTTGAGTCCTGTTACTGGCACGGTGAACCGTTATGTGCGTGCCACAGCAAGCACAGCAGGGTCGTCAGGTTCCATCACTTTCAACATCGGGTTCGCCCGCTTCTAATCAAGGAGACAAGAAATGCCCACTTTCGTACACGGCAAGTCCACCGACTTTGAGTTGGACGACACCGCTGGAACTTCACGCAACCTCAGCAACGTGCTGACCAGCGTGGACTTCCCCGAAACCATTGACGTAGCGGAAACGACTGCGTTCGGTGCGACCAGCAAGTCGTACATCGTTGGCCTGAAGGACGCGACCATCTCGGTCAGCGGAATCTGGGACGCAACGGTGGACGGTTATGTCGCTGGCGGTGCTGAGCCTGCTTCCCGTTCGTTCATCTACGGACCTGCGGGTTCGACCGGTGGAAACGTCAAGTACACTGGTGAAGCCATCGTCACGAACTACAGCGTCAGCAACCCTGTTGGCGATGTTGTTACGTTCTCCCTTGACCTTCAGGTCACTGGCGACGTAACTCGCACCACATACTGATTCGCATAACCAACCAACATAAGGAGTGTGACCATCGTGTCCATGCGAGACAAGATCAGATCAGCACGCGACATTCAGTCGGAAATCGTGGACGTACCCGAATGGGGCGTTGCTGTCGAAGTTCGTTCTATGAGCGTTCGACAGCGCGCCGCGTTCGTATCGGCTTCACAAGACCAGTCTGAAGAAGGCGTTCAGCGAGTGGAGAAGGTGTACGGCGGGATTCTCGTTTCGTGCGTCTTCGACCCTGAGAACGGCGAAACAGTCTTCGATGAAGACGACCTGTCGTGGCTGATGACAGAGAAGTCAGGGGCTGTTATTGACAACCTTGTGGGTCGTTGCTTGGAAGTGTCGGGCCTGAAAGAAAAGGCTATTGACGAAGCGGGGAAATCCTACTTGGGTTCGCAGACAGAGATGGGCGAACCCACCCAGAGCGACGCGCCTACTTCTTCCTAGCACGGGAGTTGGGCATGACCGTTGGACAACTGATGGACAACATGAGCAGTTCAGAGTTCGTCGAATGGATTGCCCTCTACAAGATTGAAGCCAGCGAACGTCAGCAGGCACAACAGCGTGCTAAGTCACGCAAGGGCCGATAGTCATGGCTGACGGGAATGTCGGGCGCGTCAATGTAGAACTGGGTCTTGATGACAAGAACCTGAAGCGCGGAATCAAGCAGGCTGTCCAGTCCCTAGAGAAGATCGGTGATTCAGCCGAAGCGGTAGGTCGCGACGCTGAACAGTCTTTCAATAGGGCTGGGCAAGCCACCCAGCAGTTCGGTTCTAAGGGCGTTCGTGTTGCCTCTGACCTGTCCAACAGTTACATGGGCCTACAGGCCAGGGTCAAGGGTGTAGAGACTGCCACAGAACGCTACAAGCGTGAAATGGAGTCGCTCACTCAGGCGACGAATAAGGCGCAACGCAACCTGTCTGAGATGGGGCGCAATCTTCAGAGCATTGGCACGAAAATGTCAATGTCGCTCACGTTGCCCCTGGTGGCTACATCAGCCGCGGCGATCAAGGTTGCGAACGACTTTGAGTTCAGCATGGCTTCTATCGTCGGCTTGGTCGGTGTTGCCAGCGAAGAAGTTCAGGCAATGGAAGACGACGTTCGTAGCATGGGCAAGGCTTACGGTGTGTCTGCGACGCAAGCCGCGGACGCGTTGTTCTTCATCACGTCGGCTGGTCTTCGTGGTGCTGACGCAACAGGGGTTCTTGAACAGTCATTGAAGGCTTCAGCGATTGGCTTGGGTGAAACTGCTGTCGTCGCTGACCTCGCTACGTCAGCCCTGAACGCATACGGCGCAGATGTGTTGTCAGCGTCAGACGCAACAGACGTGATGGTCGCCACGGTTCGTGAAGGCAAACTTCAAGCGAACGAACTTGCTGGGTCTATGGGTCGTGTGTTGCCTCTTGCTTCTGCGATGGGTGTCGGTTTCAATGAAGTCGGCGCGGCGTTCGCGGCTCTGTCTCGTACTGGTACGGACGCAAGCGAAGCCGCGACACAGATTCGTGGAATCTTGTCGTCACTGTTGAATCCGACGAAGCAGGCTGAAGACGCATTGACAGCGATGGGTCTTTCGTCTGCCGATCTGCGTCAGACGATTCGTGAGGACGGTCTACTCGCGGCCCTTGGAATCCTCGCTGAAACCTTCAAGGGGAACGAAGAAGCCGCGGCCCAGGTGTTCGGCAACATTCGTGCGTTGTCTGGTGTCTTGGACTTGATGGGTGCGAACGTCGAAACGACACGCCAGATCTTCGCCAACATGGAAGACAACGTGGGTGACACCGATAAGGCGTTCCAGGTCATGTCGTCTACTGGTGCGTTCCAGGTGAAGCAGGCTATGGCGCAGATGAAGGATTCGTTCCTGGCGTTGGGTCAGGCGATTATTCCTGTGGTTCTGCCTGTGTTGGGTGCTGTCACGAAGGCACTGAATGTTCTGGCTAACGGTTTCAATGCGTTGCCTGGTCCGATCAAGACCATTGTGACTGTGTTGGGTGGATTGGTCGCGGCGACTGGTCCACTGCTGGTTGCTGTTGGTCTGGCTGTGAAGGCGTTCGCGGCTCTGAAGTTGGCTATGGCAGGCGCGGCTGGCGCACAGGGCGCAGGTCTGCTGGCGACAGGAATGAAGTCGCTCATTCCGATGTTGTCGAACCCGTACTTCTTGGGCGCGGCTGGTGTGGCTGTTGGTATTGGTTTGGCGTTCCGTGCGATGGGTCAGAACGCCCGTGAAGCGCAGGAACGTCAGGAACGTGTCACTGACGCGTTGCGTACTGCGAACGAACCGACGCTGACCTTGGTGGACAGCGTGACGAAACTTGCTGAGGCTTACAAGGAAGTCGATAGCGAAGCGCAGAACGTGGACTTGGATACTGTTCAAGAATCCATTCTGGCGACTGAACTCGCGGCCAAGGGTCTTGAACCTGCGTTCAGGGCCACTGGACTGTCGTTCTCTGAAGTAAGTAAAGTACTCGCTACAGGAACAGACGCTTTCAGCAGTCTTAGCACCCAGTTGAAGAACAGTGGCCTGGACACATACATAAATTATCTAGAACACGCGGTCGCACAAGAGGTACCGTTCGCTGATTCACTTCTTGCGTCGTATGAGGCCGGTGAAATCAACGCTAGGGGACTGGCAAATCTGGTTGAACTACTTGACGATACTGCTGACGCGTTCGATGACGCACGAGAAGCGAACGACGCGCAGGCTCAGGCATTGTTGTTCAACGAAGAAATGTTCCAGCGGTACCTTGACCTTCTTGGGGCAGATTTCTTCTTCGCCTTACGAGACACTGCGGTGGCTACTGCTGAAGCGTCAGGAGAACAGTATGTGTTCGCTGAAGCCTTGAAGACTGTTGAGGCTTACGCACGACGCTTAGAAATAACTACGTCTGGTATGGGTTCACGCATTGGGTATGTGGGCGACGAGTCTGCGAGTTCAGCGAAGAAGGTAGAAACACTGGACGCTGTTCTGAATCGTCTGCGTGTCACCAGCGAAGATGGTCAGGTGTCGCTGGCGAAACTTGCTGACGAACTGAAGATCACGGGCGACATAATGGCGAACGAACTTCAACTGATGTTGATGGACGCTACCGACTCGGCAGTTCAACTGTTCGACAAACTGGCTGACGGTGACACGACATTCGCTGATGTGGAACGGGCGACACGTCAGGCCGCGAACCAGATTGCCCAACTGGTTGTGGATACGGCGAACCTTGGTGGCGAAACCAGTGACGCTATCCCCCAGATCGTTCAGATTATTCAAGCCTTGTATGACGGTGCTGAAGCCGCGGGTATTTCCAGCGACAAGGTTCGTGACCTGATTGCTGACATTGGATTCTTAGATTCGCTGTCACCCGAAATCGCCTTGGCATTGACGCTGGACACGACCACCATTCAGAAGCAGATTGACACGCTTATCACGCAGATCAGTGGCGCACGGTCAATGGGTGAAGTGTTCGCACTGTCGGAAGAACTCGCTGGCTTGCGTGCTGTTCTTGACGCTCTTGAATCGGCTGAGGGTATGCGCGCCCCGTCTGGCGGTGGCGGTGGTCGTGGTGGTGGCGGTGGGTCGAAGAAGGAAGAAGACCCGTTCGCTTGGGTGGAAGACTGGGTGAAAGACCTCGCCAAGTTCACTGAAACATTGCTAAGCAGGGATTTCGCTGACCGTCTGGTGAGTTCGACCGCACCTGAAATCGCTGACGCTCTGGCTGAAGTGCTGGACGAAGCAATGAAGTTGGCGGTGAACATTCTGCCTGGTGGCGAAGGTTTGGAAGCGTTGGTGAACGCTACGTCTGAAGCCCTTCAGGGATTGGCGAACCAGTTGGAAGACACTGGTGACGCAGTTGAACCTATTGCTGGGTTGCGTAACAAGTTCCGTGACGCTGTGGCTGAAGTCAGGCGCATGGAAGACGCAGTGAAAGACCTGGAAGACAGGTTCAGGGATTTCAACCGTGTTGAGATTGAAGGCAGGCTGACAGCCTCTGAACTGCTTGATCAGGGACTGGACAAGTACGCAGAACTGAAGACGCTGATCGAAGGGTTGCGTACAGCCTATGCGGATTTCACTGCTGTGGAGAATCCGCTAGACGCACAGTTGAGTGTGTATCAACAAGCGTCTGACGCGGTAGCGAACCTGCGTACAGAGATTGAAGACCTTGACAGGTTCCTGAGTGGTCCTAGCGGGCTGGAACTGGAACGGTCACGTCTTGAAGGCATGGCTTCAGCGTTGGAGAATCTGCGTTCAGCACAGATTGACTACGCAGAATCCACCCAGCGTTCCTTGTCTGCTGTCCCGTTCGGGAAGCGTGGCGGTGCGCTGTTCCAGGCGAAGCGTTATCTGGGCAAGGTTGAAGCCTTCCGTGACATTCTCAGTGGTCTTCGTGACCGTGAGTTCCCTGTCGAAATCATTCGGGAAGTGTTGTCTGCTGGCATTGACGGTGGCACAGCACTCGGCAAGAAACTGTTGTCGCTGTCGGACGCTGACCTGTCTGAACTGAAGCGTATCCAAGAAACCATCGGGCAGGTAACAGGGCAGATCGGAACGATTGCGTCTGACGTTCTGTTCACTGCTGAAGTTTCTGAGGCTGAAGCCGCGTTCGACCGCCAGATGAGTCTGGTGCGTCAGATGTATGCGACTGCGTTGGCTGACGCTGAAGCGAACTTCGCAAGCCAGAAGGCAATCACGCAAGGCTTGTACGAACAGCAGATCGCGCAGGCAGAAGCCGCGTTGGAGAACCAGAAGATCGTCGTCCAGGGGCTGTTCCAGTCTGCGATTGCTGAAGCGAAGAAGAACCTAGAAGAAGCCAGGGGTATCGCACGCGACCTTCAGGACGAACTTCGCAAGGTTGAAGACGCTATGCGTGACTTGATCACAGCCTTGGCTGACGCTGTTGCTAAGGCGACACAGCCTGCTACTGGTGCGCCAGCAGGCGGTGGTGGTGGCACTGTCCCAACTGGGCGCAATGTTCCAGGCACGAACATTCCCGAAGTGATCGGTGTCGGGGACACAGGACAACCCAGCCCAGGACAGAATGTGGGTGGACCAGATCGCGTGTGGGGTGGCCCTGGCGGTGGTGGCGTGGTGAACGGTATCTACATTCCACCTGGCATTGACTGGGGCGCGTTGGGCAGACGGGCGATGGGTGGACCTGTTCGGGGTGGCTCACCGTACATGGTGGGTGAACTCGGTCCTGAACTGTTCGTTCCACGAACCTCAGGCACGATCATTCCTAATGACATGGTGGGTGCTTCGACGAGTGGTTCCAAGAACTACACGATCAACGTGAACCTGGCTGGCGGGCAGAACATCGGTCGTGAAGTGGTGCGTGCCATCGAAGAATACGAACGACGCAACGGGAACGGGTGGCGTTCGTGAGTCTGCTGTACGAAACAACGACAGCGTATGAAGCCGACTTCACCTACTACGGGATAGGCAACGGTGTTGCGCCTGTCCTGAAGGTGGAAATGGACTTGTCGTCTTCTTTCCCCACTGAAGTTCTGGACCTTGATTACGGCGGGGTGTTGGCCTACAACACTGCGACTGTCTGGGACGGTGAAGACCGCTATGACGGTTTCGTGGTGTTCGATGACATTACCCAGTCCGTGCGGTCTGTGGAGATTACGCGTGGCAAGTCGTCCATGACCTACGACCATTTCGACGCTGGTACTTGTGGTCTTGACATTGCTGACTTCAACAGCACCTTCTTACCTGACGAACCCAACAGCCCGTACTATCCCAACGTCAAGCCACTAAGACAGGTTCGTGTGTCGGCAACCTGGTCTGGTGAAACCTTCACACTGTTTCGTGGGTTCGTGGACCAATGGCAGATCAGATGGGAACCCCGACGAGAGTTCACAGAAGTTGCGGTGGGTTCGACTGACGCTACGAAACTGTTGGCGAACTTCGATACCGAATACCAGGGGACAGACGGTGACTATTCCTGGGAACGGGTGCGGGACTTCCTATTGGACAAGTCTTGGCCGACTGACTTCACTGACATTGACACAGACGGATTCTTCGCCATTCTCGTCCAAGACACTGCTGATCGTCGCCCACTTCTGCCCAACCTTCAGGAATACGAAACCACTGAACAGGGCGCATTATTCGTGTCGAAGGAAGGGAAGATCACCTGGCGCAACCAAGCCGCGGCCAACCCACTAGAAGTACAAGACCCTGACTACATCTTCTCTGACACGGGTGGTCCTGGCTATGTCACCATGACTGAGATTGACTACCAGGTATCTGACGAGAAGGTCTACAACGTCGTCAGCGTGACCCCGACAGCAGGGTCAGAACAGGTCGCCACCAGTTCTGCGTCCATTGACGAGTACCGTGAACGCGCCCTAATCCTGACAGACGTACCACTGACGACCGACCTACAGGCTGACCAGTTGGCGCAGATCATTCTGGACAAGGAGAAACTGCCACTAAGTCGTATCAGTTCAGTTAGCACCGACCCACGGGTGTCCATTCATTCATCGTCGGTTGCCTTGAAAGGTGAGATTCTGACCAAGGTGAACGTGATTCGTACCCCACCTGGCGGGACGACCACCACCTACAAGATGTTCTTGATTGGTGTGCGTCATTCGATCACGCCCGAAACCTGGACCACAGAGTTCGTCACTGACTATCGCGGTGACCTACTGGTGTTCCCATGACAATCGTGTAATCTAAGGAGACTGCGCTATGGCTATCAACTACCCCACCAGCCTAGACAACTTCACGAACCCCACCGCGTCCGACGCTATGAACTCGGTGGCGGTTCCGCACGCTACCCAACACGCTGATCTGAACGACGCTGTAGATGCCTTGGAAGCCAAGGTGGGTGAGAACTAGTCTGCTGTCGCCTGTTCGCTTGAATACCGTGGGAACGTGCTAGAGATCGCAGAGATGCCCGACAGGATCATTGACGCTAAGGGCGACCTGATTGTGGGTACTGCCGACGACACGGCAGGCCGACTAGCGGTTGGA